GTTATGCACTATGTTCTAGACGAAACTGACGGGCATGGCCTAAAGGATTTGGCACTAAAATACACTGATTATGGTGATTATGACGCTAAACTGGATGAATTTAAGCGGGAATACTGCAAGGCAAATGGTGTACTCAACGAAAACTTTACCTATGATCTAATTCCATTTGATATTATCAGTGAATATGCTTCAATAGACACAGCCGTTACACTAGAACTATTTAACAAGTTCTGGCCTATAGTGCAAAAGAATGATAAACTGCATAAAGTATATACAGAAATATTGATTCCAGGCACACTATTCTTAATGGACATGGAAGAAGTAGGCATACCTATTAGTCGTGAGCGTATGCAGTTGGCTGACAAGTACTTGTCTACAAAAATTGAAGAAGCTAAACAGCATATTTATACTTTTGACGAAGTAAAGAAATTTGAGATAGCTAACTGCAAGATATTTAACCCAAATAGTGTTATACAGCTACGCAGTATACTATTTGACTATGTTGGCTTAACACCTACAGGCAAGAAAACTGGCACAGGCGCTATAAGTACCGATGCTGAAGTCCTAGAGCAATTGAGCGAAGAACATGAGCTTCCTAAAGCGATCCTACAAGTACGTAAATTATCCAAAATCCAAAACACATATATACACAAAATACTTCCTGAGCTTGATAGGGATGATAGGATTCGTACTAATTTTAATCTTATCTTTACCACTAGTGGTCGTCTTTCTAGCAGTGGGAAGTTTAATGCACAACAAATCCCACGAGACGACCCTATTATCAAAGGTTGTATCAAAGCTCCGCAGGGCTATAAAATCGTTTCGCAAGACTTAAGAACTGCTGAAATGTATTATGCTGCTGTACTCAGTGGAGATAAAAATCTACAAAAAGTATTTACTGATGGCGGCGACTTTCACAGCAGTATTGCTAAAATGGTGTTTGATCTTGAGTGTCCAGTAGATCAGGTAAAGAAACTGTATCCAGATATGCGTCAAAGTGCTAAGGCTATCAGCTTTGGTATTCTATACGGGTCAGGAGCTGATAAAGTTAGCGTAACGGTTAGCAAAGCTACTGGTCAATACTATCCTGTAGAACGTGCTCGTGATGATATTAAGCAGTATTTTACGACTTTTAAGAAACTAAAACAGTGGTTAGATACACGCAAAACATTTATTGAACAAAATGGATATACTTACTCGTTTTTTGGCCGAAAAAGACGGCTTCCTAATGTATTCAGCAGTGACAAAGGAATCGCAGCCCACGAAGTACGAAGTGGTATTAATTCAGAAATCCAATCGCTGGCAAGTGACGTTAACTTACTTGGAGCTATTGGAACTGCTAGAGAAGTTAGAGAGCGTGGACTTGACGCAAGAATCTTCATGCTTGTCCATGACTCAATCGTGGCACTTGTTAAGACCGAGCAGGTAGAACAGTATTGTGACATACTGCGTAAAAATACACAGCATGAGTGGGGTTGCAATATTAGTGGCTGCGCTATTGGTGTAGACCAAGATATTGGAGATGACTACAGCTTTGGACACTTTGAGGAAACCTACAAACTGGACGGCGATCAACTGGCCCGTATTTAGACTTGGTGAGAGACAGCCCATAGTAGCCGGTGGGCTAGTCTTTTATCGCACAGAGTATACAAATCCAGATGATAATACTTACAGCGATAATTATCAAATAGTAGATGATAAAAATATTAATAAACCTACCCTAGGTTTACGTAGATTGGTTATAAAAGATAAACTTTTTAGAATTAGTAGTGCTATATATTTTATTGGTGATGTTATTAAACTGGCAAAAGCAACAACTTGGTTTATTGATAGCCATGGACAGGTATTTCAGCACAAAAAATCTACGCGCGCCAAGCTGGCTACACATAGGCTAAAACAAGTTTTACCTGCTAGTGGGCTTGGGTGTATTTTAGAGGTTGAGGGTCTAGTAGAACGCTTTAAAAGTCTACAAGTTCCTAAACCAGAAGAGCAATATTGTGGAATACTTAGCTATGGTCACAGCAATTTATTGTATGGATATTACAGTGAACCTATAAAAACAACTTGGAGAATGGTGTAATGGCAAAAGCTATTATATCTAATAGAATATACATAGATAATCCTGGCCTACTACATACTAAACACGTAATAAATCAGCTTACCTACAAAATACATAAGAACACAGGGTCAAAAAAGTTTACTAGTGTAGAAACTATTAGAAATTACAGGTCACTTACTAGTGGAATTATTAGTATGCCACAGGGTAGAGTAGACCTTATACCTGAAGGATATGAAATAGTAGATAAACGGGTGTTAGTACCAGTGCCGTTTCCAACACCTAAATATGCACTACGTGAAGATCAATTAGCAGTATACGATCAGGTAGAAGATACTTGTTTTATTAATGCCTTAGTAGGCTGGGGTAAGACCTTTACAGCACTACATATTGCTAGAAAATTTGGTCAAAAAACACTAGTAGTAACACATACTACTTCACTACGCGATCAGTGGCGTGATGAGATTGAAGCACTATTTGGTATGCAGTGTGGTATTATCGGCAGTGGTCAGTTTGACATAGAAGATCATGCTATTGTAGTTGGAAATGTGCAGAGTATAGTAAAACACTTAGACAAATTACAAAAAGAGTTTGGTACAGTAATACTAGATGAAGCGCATCACTGTCCAGCTACTACATTTAGCGAAACAGTAGACACTTTTCATGCTAGATATAGGATTGCACTTAGTGGTACTATGACACGTAAAGATGGTAAGCATGTAATGTTTCAAGATTACTTTGGCAATATTGTTTACAGACCGCCACAAAGTAATACTATTAATCCTATAGTACATATAGTTAAAAGTAACATAGTATTAAAACCAAATGTACCCTGGGTAGAAAAGATAAATGAGCTAACGCAGGATGACGACTATAGACGTTATATTAGTGCATTAGCTACTTATCATATAAATAACGGTCACAGTGTACTTGTAATTGCAGATAGAGTAGAATTCTTAGAAAAGGTCAAAGAATATGTTGGAGAAACGTGTTTGTTGGTTACTGGCGACACCAGCTATGAAGAAAGGCAATATGCAAAAGAACAATTACTCAGCAAAGCAAAAATGTGCGTTGCTGGTAGCAGGCAAATCTTCAGCGAAGGTATCTCCATCAACATACTCAGTTGCGTCATCCTAGCAGTACCTATGAGTAATGATAGTCTACTAGAACAAATTGTTGGGCGAATAATGAGACCACATCCAGGTAAACTAGATCCTATAGTAGTAGATATTCAATTTAGCGGTTGGGCTGATCGCAAGCAAAACACAGATAGATTAGGCCTTTATATGAAGAAAGGTTGGGAAACCAAACTGGTTTAAAAAATTTAACTTGTTATAGCTAGCTGTTTGTGCTATAATATTATATTGAGTAGAAATATGGTCTTACGATTTAACCTTGAAAAATTGCAGCAAAAATCAAAACAACACTGGGACTTGTTAGATATACTACGAGACTATCGCAGCGGTCGTTGGGTTAAACTCAATAACGCTAAAATAACTAGTGAGATGTTTAGTGGACCTAGTTTCTTACTCAAACCGGATCAGTTACTAGATGATACTAGAACTGATAGATTATTTATAATTCAATATGTAAAACTAGCGGGTCGTAGAAATTGGCAATTTTACCAAGACCTAGGTTATAAATTTTTAGATTTAACCTACTATCCAGATATAGAAATAAGCACATTAAAATATAATCCGCTACTAGAAATAAAAAACAAACGAATACACTTCAAATACGAGGAATAAATATGGCACTTAGCTTTAAACAAACAAAAGGCAAAGCTGTAACAAATAAAGTAGAAACTTACGAATATAAAGATGGCGAAAATACAGTTAGGTTAATTGGCGGAGTTTTGCCACGTTATATTTACTGGATTAAGGGCACTAATAACAAGGATATCCCTGTTGAGTGCTTGGCATTTAGCCGTGAAAAAGAGAAGTTTGATAACATGGAAAAAGATCATGTGCCTGACTTCTATCCTGAACTTAAATGCAGCTGGAGCTATTCGATCAATTGTATCGACCCTAAAGATGGTAAAGTTAAGGCGCTTAATCTTAAAAAGAAGTTATTTGAGCAAATCTTAACAGCAGCTGAAGATTTAAATGACCCAACTGACTACGATACCGGTTGGGATGTGGTGTTTAAACGTACTAAAACTGGACCACTAGCATTTAATGTTGAATATACCTTACAGGTATTGCGCTGCAAACCACGCGCTCTTACAGCAGAAGAAAGAGCTGCCGCGGATTCTGCACAAAACATAGACGAAAAGTTTCCAAGGCCTACAGCAGACGAAGTTAAGGCTCTTTTAGAAAAAATTAACACACAAAATGATGAAGATGGTAATGATGCGTCAGAGCAAGAAGCAGTAAAAGAATTAGGTTAATAATAAAATAGCCCGTATAAAGTATACGGGCTATTTTATTAATTCTTTGGAGGATTTTATGGATAGTATATCTTGTATTTATATATTATATTGGGATATTAACTATCCATATATAGGTCAAACAGTAAATTTCCATACAAGATACAATAAACATATAAATGAGATAAAACAAAAGATTCATTGTAATTATAAAATATTGCAAGAATACGAAAAATATAATGCTTTACCTAATATAGAAATATTATTTAGAATTAAAAACAGTAAAGATGATTTAAATTATTTTGAGGAATTATTTATTAAAGAATTTGATTCTATAGATAATGGATTAAATATTATATCGGGCGGATATAGCGTAGGTATAGGCACTAATAATTCAGCATCAAAGTATTCTAAAGATCAGTTAAAATTAGCTTTTGAATTATTAGCTGATGTTAATAATAGCTATAAACAAATATCAACTATTACAAAGATAAATTTAGATACTATTAAAAAAATTGGTCAGGGTGCACAACATCTATGGCTACACGAAGAATATCCCAAAATATCTGCTAAAGTGCTAAGCATATCTTCCAAAGAAAGATATAAAAATTCGGCTAGTGCTATTAGTCAGGGTAAACAATATAGAAAAATAATGTCACCAAATGGAATTATTTATACAGTAACAAATACGCTAGAATTTTCCAAACAACATAATTTACCAAATGGAAATTTATGCTCAGTCCTACTAGGAAAAAGAAAGACCGTAAATGGCTGGAAAGGCATTGATTAAATGAAATTACTATTTACAGCAGACTTACACATAAAATTAGGGCAGAAAAACGTACCACAAGACTGGGCTAGAAACAGATATAACTTACTATGGCAACAATTAGCAGAAAAACAAGCCAAGGCTGATGTATTTGTTATAGGTGGTGATGTGTTTGACAAACTGCCTAGTATGGAAGAACTAGAGATATACTTTGACCTAATCGGCAATTGTAATATACCAACTATTATATACAGCGGTAATCATGAAGCAGTTAAAAAATCAACTACTTTTATGACTAATTTAGCTAAAGCTACTAACAAGATGAATCGTAAAGTTATAGTCATAGATGATTACTACAGCGATTATGGAGTAGAGTTTGTTCCCTACAACAAACTAAAAGATTTTGAACAAAACAATCCGTGGCCAGATGGCGGACAGATACTGTGTACACACGTTCGTGGTAGTATACCACCACATGTAACGCCTGAAGTAGATTTAAATATTTTTAGCGGCTGGGATGTTGTCTTAGCCGGAGACTTACACAGTTATGAAAATTGTCAACTTAATATTCTTTATCCCGGTAGCCCTGTTACTACTAGTTTTCACCGTCAACCAGTTGACACTGGTGTTATCTTAATTGATACTGAAACATTGACACATAGTTGGCTAAAGCTGGAAGTTCCACAGTTAATAAGGTTGACAGTTGGAGTAAGCGACCCTAAACCGCCAACACCGTATCATCATACAATTTATCAAGTTGAGGGTGATATGCAGGAGTTGGGTGAGCTAGAAGATAATGAGTTAATTGATCGCAAAGTTATTAAGCGGAGTACAGATGTACAATTAATGCTTGATAATGAAATGACACTAGTCGAAGAAGTTCGTGAGTATTTAACCTATGTGCTACAATTGGGCAGTCAAACGGTTGAACAAACTGTATTAGAACTGCAAGCACACTTAGCTAAAATTGAAACTGATGACTGAACATCCTAATATGATATATGTAGCTAAAATAATTAGCGAACGTAAGCATGGCACACAAGAGTTATGGCACAGTGAATTAAATAGTGCTAGAGACTGTGTATTATTAATAGAACAACTGGGATTTTTAAACAAGCGAAAGTTTTGGGGCAATGATAACAATAAAAGAACTACGTTGGAGTAATCTTTTTAGTTATGGTGCTAATAACAAGATAAACTTTGTACACGCTCCACTTACGCAATTAGTAGGTAGAAATGGACACGGTAAAAGCAGTATAGCACTTATATTAGAAGAAGCACTCTACAACAAAAACAGCAAAGGCATTAAAAAAGCCGATATACTAAATCGTCACGTTAAAGATAAAACTTATACAATTGAACTAGATTTTAGTCGTGATGATAGTGATTATACAGTAAAAACAGTTCGCGGCGCACAACAAACTGTTAAACTATTAAAAGATGGTAGGGATATTAGTGGGCATACCGCTACTACAACCTATAAGATGATTGAAGATATTATAGGCATAGATCATAAAAGTTTTGCACAGATTGTTTATCAAAGCAATGCTAATAGCCTAGAGTTCTTAACTAGT